TTATATTGACTCCTTCAATAGTTGCGCTGCATATTGTTCAGGTGTAACTCCCAGACGTTTAGCGAGTCCTATCTGGGTGGAGGTTAGCTGCACTTTGCGTGGTTTTTTTGCACTTCTATTAACTGGGGCAACCACGGAACCAACAGGTCGTTGAGGTGCTTCTACCTCTTCTGTCTCAACAGCCTGCTTGTCTTTGTTGAAATGCTCTGGAAACGCTTTTCCCATAGCATCATCAATTCTTCTATAATATTCTTCTGTATCCAGCTTTGGATTTAATCCTGCTTTAACTAACTTTTGATGCACGCCCATTGCGTACCCTGTCATATCTTCATGGTCTTCTTTTTGAAACCAATCATTATTAGCTTCTAACCATTCTTTATCTTTACCTGTAGGCGCCTGCACCTTTGGTTGAGCAGAGGCCTGTGTTGGAGGAGCCACATCAGGCTCTACTGCTCTTACTGGGGGCTTGTAATTATCAACCCTAAACTTTTCGTTCTGTATACTAGATAATTTTTCTTGAGCCTCAATTAATTTATCCGGATCTCCAGCTTCGTAAGCCTCTTTGTATTCTTTCTTTGCTTCATTTAACTGAGCTTCTACCCTGCCTTTGGCTTGCTCAACTAAAACACCCTCACCATCATCAAGAGTTTTTCTTAGTTTTTTGTTCTCTTCCATGAGTTTTTGTGTGGCAGTAACTGCTTCATCACTTAAACGCTTTGCTTCTTCTTTTTGCCTGCGCTCTTCGTGGTACTCATATTTTAATTGTTTAATTCTTTTTTGCACATCACCAGAATAACTTTTGATCTCATCGTCATCAGGTATCTGTGGCGGTACATTTTCAGCTCTTTTTGGCTTGCCTCTGTCTTCTTCGGGTGTATCATCTACAACCTCAATCTCCAGAGACTCGTCTTCCATATTAACTTCTTGTTCTATTTTTTCTGCTGTATTTTCCATCATACCCTCGTATATTCTCTAGGATCATCAACTACAGCCTCAACTGTGTCATCATTGATTAATCTAAATTCTTCACCTCTGAGCTTAAATCTTGTTCCAGAATAAGATCTGAATATAACAAAGTCGCCTTCTTTACAGTATGGGCCATCTGGAAACTTGTCTGCATCTTTGTACGCAGCTTTTCCCATTGCTATGACCAAACCTATAATAGAAGCTGTTTGCTCCATTCCTTTTAGTTTGTCTGGAATAATAACGCCACCGCTAGTTTTTTCTTCTAATTTTGGTATTGCTATTAATAGTTTATAACCCTGTGGTTCAGGTAGTTTACGAGTAGTATCTTCGTCTAGTTTTATTTTTTCTGCAGAGTACATCTCTGTTCCTTTTTGCAGTGATTTAGGTTCACAGTAACCTTGCAGACTCAATCGTCTGAAATAACGTTATTTTAAATATACACAACTATTGACTAGTTGAAAACCCCTAATCCTCAATAAATCTTTTTTCAGCTTCCTGCAGCAGTTCTCTGGCAATGGACAATCCTTCAATTTTTCCGACAAGTCTTTGATATTCCTCGAAGTTATTAGGTCTGCCGGATGAAAGATAGTCAGAGACAACATCTACTTCCTCCTGAACTTTTTTAATAATATATGTGTATATAGTTTCATTTTTACTCATTTGCTAAATCTTTTGCTAAGTCTATAGCTATTTTGGTGCCTTCTGCCACAGAGTCATTTTTAATCTTTTCAGATTGAATTTGAGCGTCTGAAGAATTTTTTGCAAGGGCAACACCAAGCCTCGCACCCTCTCTCTTGTTTTCAGACTCCAATCTTTCGGTTTGATTTTTATCATTCATCATCGCTTTCTGCGCTTCAAGCTCCAACTTAGCTATGTCCATTTGTTTTTTATGTTCTAGCTCCTGCTCTTTAATTGCCAACTCTCTTTGTTGTATTTGAGTTAGTGGATCTTGTTGTGCTTTTTGTGCCTCTTGTTGTTGTGCTTCAGCATTATTTGATTTTAATAATTTCTCTGCCGCTTCTGCGGTAACCCTTGATAACTCCTCTTCTGTATCTTCTGGTAATGGTTTTTCTTCATTAGGCATAGCAACGCCAAGATTTTTCTCTATCTCTTTTCTATATTGAAACGCAACATGTTCTGTTATATGTGCTGATAAAGCCGCCTGTATTGCTCCAGCAAAAGGTGACTGCCCTACAATCTCTTTTATCTTTGGATCGTTAGCTGCTGCCATATGAACCCTAATATGAGCTTCATGGTCTTGATACTTAAATGCCTTTACTGGCTCCTGTTTAAGCATAGCCATATTTTCTGTAACTGGATCTGCAGGTTTAATATCTTCTGGTAATTTAATAATTGAGCTTGCATCTTGTATACCAAGAACTTCAAGCATTTGCCTGTGTAGTTTGCCCATATCATATAGTTGCGGTGCTTGTTGTGCTAATTGTAATGCAGCTTGATATTGCATAACTCTTTGCGACATTGTTGCTGCATTAGGATCAGATACTGGTATTACATCTATGCGATCATCAAAGTCTTTTGTTCTTGAGAACTCACCTTCCATTTCATACGCATAAGTATCATCCATGTAATCTCTGATAACAGAGGCAAGTAATCTTAACTCATTCTTTAAAGCTGCATGAAGTCTTGCTTGCACACCAGACATAACCTTCATGGATCTTTCCATCAAGGCAAGAGTTGTTCCTACGGGTGCTTGGGCGTTAATGTCCCCAACCTGTATATCGGCTACCGACCCTATTCTTCTTCCTTCGTCAACGATGTTTCCGAGTAATTGGTACAATACCGATGACGGTTCTTTGTAAGGAATGAAAGTAATAGCATCACGGATGGCACCACCCGGGACATCAACGTCACGGAACTCACCCGGCATGAGAGGCGAATCATCACCTTTGATACGAAGACCCCTAGCTTTAAGACCAGCAGGCAAATTCGACAACGTACCGGCATCGATAAGTTGTCTGAGGATTGAGGTTGCGCTTTTGGCAAGTCCTCCGATGAGGTGTATAAGTCCTGTACCGTAAAAGCCCAGCCCGGGGAGGTACCTGTAGTGGACAAAGTATTGTCGCTTCTTTTTCTTTTCATCATCTTCGTAGTAATTCCTTCTAATTGACAATATCTCTTTTGATGATTTATCTATGGTAATTACATATGGTCTTGCTACACCGTCATCTTCCTTGAATGGCTCTGGCATCTCCATATCTACATGCATTTCGAGGAGTGTATGTCTATCATCATCTTCAATAGTGGCTGTTTCGCCATCTAATTCGTCATATTTTTCCTGTATATCTGACATATCAGGCTCTGGATCTGGTAATTCTATATCACGATAAAAGCCATTATTCTGTAACTTCACAATATCGTTTGATGTTTTCTTCATTACATGTGTATATCTTTCACATGTCATAAGATCAGATGCCCCATATGAAACAACAAAATCTTCTGCAGGGACAAACATTGCGCATGGTCTTTCCATAATTGGATCATAATAAACTTTCTTAAATGCAGATCCTGCTAATGGTAGCTTGAATAACATCTGTTCTGTTTCGTCACGATACTCTGTCATCTCTTCTGTTAAAAGATAGTTCATTTCATTTTCAACTCTAAGAGCCTGTTCTGTTTTTTCTACGGACAACTTACCAAGTATCTTTGTTCGCACTGGCCCAGAAGCAGGGTATATCTCACCCATAGCCTGTGCTTGGAATCTGACTATTGATTCTGTAAGTATTGGATGAAACACACCAGATGATCCGGCCCACGGCTGTTGTCTCTCTTCTATTCTCATGCCAAGAAGATCCAATCCCTTAACATAACTTTTTGCCCACTCGCTTCTGGATTGTCTGTCTGCATTAAAACTTGATATAAGTTCTGATGCTATTTCATGTAAATCATTTTCTTCTATCTCTTCAGCAAGATTTCTATCGAATTCACCACCCATTATTTCATCTACCTGTTCACCAGTAAAATCAATAATCATTCCACCATCTTCAGTTTCAACTGAAACTAAGTCTGGATTCTCTGCAGATACTGATTCAGGATTTTTTAACTCAACAGTTATATCCTCATCAATAACATCATCATCTTCAGTGAATGGAACCATAGGTTTTTCAATAGCCATTTTAATTTCCTTTAATAATATTCAACTGGTCTTCTGTATTTAGGTTCATCATCCCAATCATCCATAGTGGTTCTAATCCAACCACCTTGCCTGAATCTTAACAGCGCTTGTGTAGTTGAGTCAACCAAGTCATCATGGTCACCAGCTGGAAACGCGGCACATTCTTCTATAACTTCTTCCGCCCATCTTGTTGGTGGATACCAAACTACACCACTTGCAAACAGATCTGTAACACCGTTCACTCTGGCTATCTTATCCTGTCCACGGCTCGGTGTAAACTCCGTAACTGGAATTCCCATAGCCCTAAGTTCAAATATCAAGGGTGAGCCTGCGGCTTTGGCCTCAACAATCATCTGATCTGGCTCAAATTCCCAATATTTATCATAGGCGGCACGCTTTAACTCAGGAAATTCTAGTTTTTCTTTGTATGAATCGATTAAAATTAAATTAGGTATCTCATTTCCATCATCATCAGGGTGGTGAAAGATACCCCAAGTGGTACATGCGCTATAATCTGCCCTTTGTGTCTTTAAAAACGCTGTGTCCCATGATTGTATGATGGAATCACAAGGCGGTAAGTCTTTTCCTTCCCATTCCTGCCACCATTCACGCTTAATAAGCGCTCCTTCTTCAGATGTTGGGTCCTGTTGATACTGAGCGTTCCATTTTGCCACTGGTAATTCAGCTTTTAGGGCGTCTAGTTCAGTGCCGCTCCAAAATTCAGGCCATAATGGCTTGCCTGATGGCATAATTGCAGGTAATTGTATGACTTCCCACTCATTTGAGCCTTCTCTTTCAACAGATTTGTTAACAATTTGCCCTGTTAGGTCTCTTTTAGACCATCTGGTCATAACAAGTATGATTGCACCACCCGGTTGCAGTCTCTGACGAGGTCCGGAAGTGTACCATTCGTAAACTTTGTTATAAACTTCAGGATTATACTCACCCATTGTGGCTTCTTGCTCTGAATGTGGATCATCAATGATAAGAATATCAGCACCCTTACCTGTCACGGCACCGCCTACACCTATCGCGAAGTAATCACCACGCTTATTTGTGTTCCATCTACCTGCCGCTTTACTGTCTGTGGATAATTCTATGCCGGGGAATACATTCTGGAAGTCTTCGTTCTGTATTAAGTTACGAACCTTACGACCAAAGCCCACTGACAGCTCTGCAGTGTGTGCTGTCTGTATAATTTTTTTATCAGGGTACATACCCAAGAACCATGCAGGAAATAAATAACTGGCAAACTCTGATTTGGTATGACGGGGTGGCATATTGATAATTAATCTTTTTAGTTCACCCCGGGCCACTCTCTCAAATGCCTCTGCCATTATCTCATGGTGTTTGCCATGTATAAAACTAGGCCACATGGCACGAACAAAAGGAAGAAACTCTTTCCTTGCCTGTTCCTTGTTTTGCATTTCAGTTAGTTCTTCAACGAGATCCAGTATCTCTCTTTGCTTGTCTACAGGGAAACTGTCTAACTTCTTGGATGCAGTTTTTAAGATAGATGCCAAATCATTCATTGTCATTCCTAATAATCTCAGGTGGCCTACCCTCAACTATTTTTTGTGCCAAGTCAATCATCCATAAACATTCTGGAGAATCAACAGCAGAAACTATATGCAGTTCACGCTCTCCATCCTCTGCCTCTGTCCATCCAATAATTACGGGGTCTATCAAATCAGGAGAAGGATCATAATAATCTTCCCTGTTTTTATCTTTTCTGTAGTTTTCTAGTTTTATAATATTATTTGGCAAATAACTTCCCAACTTGTTATAACAGTACTACTAGTTATAACAGTACTACTAGTTATAACTAGTAAGTTATACTAGTATAAAAATATATATATACTAGTTATAACTAGTAGGGAAGCCCCTAAGTAACTTTTTTTTATTTTTTTACGTATTTTTACATATATGGGTAGGTGGGGTGTAGAAATATGTGAAAATATTTAGGGGTGACCCCTCTTGACAAAATTTTTAATTTAGATGTGCAACATAAACTACATGGCGCGTGGAGGGGGCGACACGACACGGGGTGGTACGGGTAGGGTGGGGTAGCTAGAAGTTAAGATTAACTAATAGGTAGCTAGAATTATTACGAAAATAGCTAACTTTTACCGCCTAAAAGTTTAGACAATTTATCTTTTAATTCCTCTGTAATCTCTTCACTTGTTTTGTCAGCTTGTTTAGTCTCTACCTCTAGTTTATTACCAAACATATTAACGCTTTGACCTAAAAGACTTAACGCCTTGATCCTATTACTAGCCTGATCGCCTTGTTCAACCTCTTCAGTAAGTTTTTTTAAGACATATTCTTCACGCCTGACCGCCCTCGTCAACTTATCTTCATCCATACGCCTTTGAATAGCTTTAATCCTATTGGTAACCTTTGGGTTTGCCATCAACTCACTTGCCATGTTCCATATTGTATTGTCTTTAGTGCTAGGACTGACAGAATATACACGCTTATAAGCATCTGTACTTGTAAGGCTTTCTTCAGCTATCAACCTTGAAAACTCTAGTTGCTTGGCGGTCATTGGCTGATCTTTTTTTTTGGTCTCTTTAAAATCTTTTTTGTTGTCACTTACCAATTTTAACTTTGGTTTTTTATCGTCAATTTTCTTTGCCATGATTTACCTATAAAATTATTTAAAAATACACTCCACAGAAATTAACACCTGATTTACCTGATGTAAATATTATCTCATTTCGTGAAACATCTATTAATAGCCCATATAAGCCCATACAGACACAAAAGGTGTTTTAGGCTATCATATATCATAAAAGTTTGTTTCGCAGTTTTTGGCTTGAGCCTTACGTTACAGAGGATGCACTAAAAAAAGATAAAAAAGTTTCAGAAAAAATGGTTGGTTATTCGTATGCGGGGAAATTTAACACCTGATTTAAATCTATACTTATACAAAAGTTAATTTTAACTTTTAGCCTATAAGTTAAGAAAATTTATATTTGGCTCTCAGCAACAGTTACAGTAAGTATTTACAATTATTTACAATTATTTACATATTTGGGCTTGTATATATCGATTTAGTCGTTATATTAGTAAATGAGTTAAGTCACTCATTTGGGACAGACATCCCCCATCTTAGAGATTTTAAAAAATCTTAATTGGCATTTGAAATTCATGTCTCCTGAGTGGAAGTAGGTTCTCCCCATGTAAACGAAAGGTCAAGGTTTGAGGATGAGGCTATTTAGAGAATTTAGGATAGTCTAATATTTTTGAGACATATTAGAAATCTGTACGACCTTTCAAAAAACGATAGTGGAGGCAAGTTCTTGCCTCCTTGTCCTAGACTGTAGTTGAATGTGTATTCAGCCTGACGATTGCAAAAGCATGAAACAGTTAATTTTTTTATGGAGTTTTAGTATGACTAAAAATATTCAAGACTATGGTTTTTCAGCGGATGCAATCAAAGATTTAGCTAAGGCTGAAAAGGTAATTGGCGGTTTAAAAGATGCCAACAAAGAAAACACACAGACCATCAATGAAAATAAGATGGTTCAAATTGTAACCTCAATCTGCCATGTTGCACAGTTTTCAAGGACTGCATCAGGTAACCTGAGCAAGGCAGTCACAAAGGTTGTGTATGATGACCTGATGAACCATGCAGGCATTCCAAAGGCTCAGGCAAAAATTCTCAAAGAGAATGCGGTTAAGTTTGCTGAAAAGCATGACCTACCAACTCAAGTAACACCTGAGTACGTCAGGCAAATACTTGCTGATTTTGAGATCGATACTCAAACAAAGTGGGTTGCTCATACCAATGATAAAAAAGAGTTAACCTTAGCAGAAAAGGTTTGCAAGATGGTTTATGGTGCTGAGAAAACCAAGAAAGTTGATGGCATCGAGCAGACAGTATTTGTTGCCAACGATATCACGATGGATGAGATCAACCAACTTGAAGAGTTGATGGCAGATACCAAAAGGATTTTCATAGCTACACAAAAGGCTAACGAAAAGTCTAATGAGGATACCAAAAAGGACAACGATGAGACTAACGATGTTCTCGATGCTCTTTGCGGTTAATCGAATGCACAAATTGAGACAGATCAAATGCGGTCTGTCTCTGCTTGTTCAGTCGAGCAATAACAATAACAACAATGGAGTTAATACATGAATAAAAATCAAGAAATAATAAATATGTTTCGTGGCAGAATTTTACGAGGTGTATTTAAAAAGATGGATGGCTCAAGACGTAAGTTTTGGGGAGTTCTAAAGCAAGAGGAAAGGGATGTTCCTAACCTCGTAACAGTCTATGATTTTCGTATTGGCGAGTATCGTAGGTTTAGACTAGATCAAGGAGCTATAACATTAAATAGCGGTAACACTTGGTATAAATATAACCATGTAAATGGTGTAACACTTAATT